CTAGGCGCGCATACCATGGCTCTTCGTCTGCGTCCGCCGTGTAACTGGGGAGGATAGCCGTATTAACCTCACTCAGTAACCCGCGCAGCATTTCGGCCAATACTTTGCGATACGCCACTTCAGAGCCTGCGCGAGTATGAATGGGGTCAAGCCGATATTCACCGGCGCGTTTTTTAGCATTTGCAGCGAGGGTGGCGAGATTAAAATCCATTAGATTGCCAGCGCCTCTTCAGTTGCTGCAACTATCTCAGCCACCCCAAAAGCATCAAGCGCCCGTGTAGCAATTGCCCGCATTTCATCACCCGAGTACGCGCCTAGACTATTGATATTTATCAAGCTTTCGGTAATGGTTTTATTGGTCACAGCTTCTTCGGCTGCGTTGGTTTGCTCCAGCGGATTCCAAGCATAATTTAACGCCGGATCAACACCAGCGGATCGTAATAGTGCGTTATCTAGCGTGTAGATTTCGCCCTCTAAATCAGATTGCATGGCTTGTATCTTGTCAAAATATACTTCCATGTCGCCTTCGCCGGTTGCATTCAATCCAGTTGCCGACGTGCCTAGAAAGCGGCTAACTGGAATGCCATCCGCTGCACCCGCCAACACGATGAATTTTTCCAGAAGCTCTGGAAGGGTGCCGAAATTGACGGCGTTACGCTTGTAATCTTCCTCTTTGTCGAGAATGCCCACGCCAGAAACACCCTTGCCCTGTGCAAACAAAGCAAACCGCGCCAGCAATTGCCGCTCAAACTCTGCACCGCCGTTAGCTAGATTGCTGGTTAGATCAGGGATTCCGATCACATCAACATTAGCCTCAAATATCATGCTAGCGATATTAGCCGCTGCGCCGTCTGCGTTTTTGATCGCATCGAGGCAGTGTTGCAGAACTGACAGCCCCCAGCCGTCGTTAATCACATCCATATTCGGCTCGCCCATCAGTATGGCGAAATGCGAGGGGTGTATCTGTGTTTGATTCTTTGAGCCTGCTACGGTGTAGTATTTCGGACGGTTGTAATATTCGATCAGTGGATCGGTTTCGATCTCGCCTGCTGTCAGTTCGCGGCGATCTAACACAGTCAGGTATCTAATACCGCCCCGCTGTAAGCGCTCTACACTTAGCGGCTCGGTTAAATCCTGATCAGTGCCGATAAAAATTCCAGCACCGCCAAATAGCCGCGCCTTGATCTTTGCATCCAGCAGCTTGCTCTTGAGCTTAAGACGCTCTTCCTCGGCAATGATTTTTGTCACATCCTCGCCCTGCCACGCTCGCCACTTGCGCAGCATATCGCCAGCGGGGACATTAATCAGTTTACGAGCCGCCCAACTAGTCGCATAAGCCGCTATTAACTGATCATCCGTTAAACGCGCATAGCCGTAAGTAGTAGCCGCGGCTTTGTCTTTGAGTGGATTGCCTAGGTTGCTAATGAGTGAGCGCAGGCCGTCGTAGAGTTTCATAGCATTTTTTCCAAGCTGTAATTTTTTGCCTTGATTGCAGGCTCTAGCGCGTACCGTAGCGCGTCAATGTAGTGATTATGTTTGTCCACAATTTGCGGCAATACATCACCCGTAAGTCGATCAACTTTGTATGAGTATAGCCTAAATTCCTTGCGCACATCCTCGCATCGCGGGTGGATATTGATGCGCCGGAATGACTTCAGAAAGGCTATGCCATCCTCGACCGATCCAATGCCTTTTTTAACGCCAGTGCATCGCGGAATACCAAACCGCCGTAGGTACGATATGGATTCAGGGCGGGCAGAGTCAGCGCGGACAACGTGCGCGGCAATGTCAGGCAGGCGGTCAATCAAAAAGCGCGGTGTGTGGTCAAGCTCAAGCCCGGTCTTGCCAGCCTCATGCTCTATCCATAGCTGGTCATCATAGACCCAGCATTTTACCGCCGCTGTCGGGTCTTGGCTGAATCCAAAATCCAGCCCGAAATATGCGCCATCCCAGTTTTTACCCGGTGTGAACTCCCTAACATCCCAACGACCGGCGAATATCTGTGCATCGGAACGACTCAGGTATTGACCGTCCCAGACGTGTGCATACATATCCGGGTCGCGGGTCAGGTCAATCAGGCGTTCATTTTCCAGTTCGCCGGAGAAAAACGGGTTGTCCTGATAGTTGATATTTGCGATTGCCAGACCCTGCGGCGGGCTTTTGATGAAAAAACTATCGGTTGCAGAGCCGTCTATTTCCGGGTTCCACGTCGCCCAAATCTCCGACCCCTTGGCACGGACAGAGGGGCGCAACTTACGCCACGCAATGTCTGACACTGCATCGGCTTCGTCCACCCATGCCAGCAACACCTCTGATTTTGATTTGATGGAGTCGAGGTTGTGGCGTAATCCCCCGAACAGGAATTTGATGTTACCGTCGTGTGATTTTATGTATTTGTCGCCAACGTGATAATAATTCAGTAAAAACGGTTCTGAGTATATCGCCTGCTTGATTTCCTCAAGAGAGCTATCCTCTAGGGAGTTCATATATTCCCGACCGCACAATATCGAGCCTTTGCGACCTGACATACCCATACGATAGCCATGCACCGCTGCCATTTTTGCGAATGTTCTGGTTTTGCCTGAGCCACGGCCGCCGTATGCCGCCCGGTAACGCACGTTCTGTGCGGCGAATACCGGCACTAATTTAGGCGGTAGGTTAATCCTAGCTATGGACATAAGGGACTAACTCTATTGTCGTGGGGTGCATTGTGCCATCAGTGGAGGAGTGGTCTACGTGTTGTTTGTCGGGGGCGTTTAAGCCGTGGAGCCTTGCCATACCACCAGCCGCCGATACCATCGCAGACGGGTTTTTAATCTCTTCGGCCAATTTCCAAGCCTTTAGGTACATCTGAGACACGGTGTCCACGGTTACGTTATTGCGTTTTTGCGCGGCTTTCTGGAGTTCGGCAAATGTTAGGGATACGTTAGGGTTTCCAGATACCTTGTTAGCCTCAACCTTTATCGCTTCGTCACTCATGTTCTCGCAGTTATACGCCTGCCGGTACGCCTCGGATTTATTGCCCGTGGCGTGCCAAGCTTGAGCGAATTTTTCTTGTTTTGGGGTTAGGGGCATGATTGCGCCCCGTCTGGAATAGTGGAGCGTGATGGTCGGTTCTGCCCCGCCGCTACACCGATGGACTCGGTAAACGCCTGCTTATCACGCTTAATTGATTCGCCTTTATACATGCCTGCGCCCATTTCTGCAATCTTTGAAAATGGCAGGATGTCGCAGGTTAGCCGTGCTTTTGCTGCCGGATTCAGGAAATAGATATAGCGTAGTTGATAGCCATCAATGGGCTTGAATCCAGCATCGGCATATTGCTTCATGGATGCCGCCCCATTTTCCATGTGCTTGCCTTTTGTAACAGAATGTCTTATTACCGTTTTCGCCTGCTGCTGCTGCTGTTTGCTCTTGCCGTCTGTCAGCGACATTCGGGCGAAGGTTTCGCCCGTAGGGGCTTTCCATATCTGGTCATTTTTTTTGATTGACGTTAAAACAAAACCAGACGCACGGTAAATTGTACCGTCGCCACATTGCGCACCATCAGCAAAGCTAACGACCCATTCAATGTGTGGGTAATGCTGTTTTATCATGCAGAACGCTACCGACAAGGCGCGGCTTTCGCTATTGCGCGGCAGGCGGTCACTGAATGCCATGCGGTTAAGTTCGATGAATCCGTTCCATGCGGTATCCCGAACTAATCCCTGAATTTTGCGCTTATCCATACTAGGGCCGAATGACATACACCCTTCCAACTTTCCATTGAGAAACACCCCCAAGTGAAGCTGACTATTGTTCACCACCTTGCCGCTGTAATGGTATTTCTTCACCGCTACGCGTGCGTCGGCTGATGATATTGGTTTTACAATCAAGTCTTTTGCACTAGCCATTTTTAAGCCATTGCTCACAGATAAATGCAAGCGCGTTGCCGTTGCTGTTTTCGTTTAACCCCGCGTCGTATTGCGGAAATGTTTTTGCTTTTAAAATCGCATCATCAACAATAGCGGCCTGCTCATCGTGCAAGGTAAATGTTTTTTGGGTGAATGGTTCGCGGTCGCCATCCGCCAATTCTGGAAAGTCGATTTCCTCAACATCCCCCAACAACCTCTCCAACTCCCCCTCACCAAACCCGATCATACCCAAATCAAGCCCGCCATCCTGCAACGCCTGCAATTCCTCAGCCAAAATGGATTCGTCAAAAACTGACTGGCGCGGAACTTGGTTGTCTGCGATTACGTATGCACGGATTTGCTCATCTGACCAACCATCGGCAAATAAAACAGGGATGCAGCCCGCAGGAATGGGTGTGCCGTCTGCCATCTTTAAGGGCTTGCCTTGCAACTCGTTAGCAGCCTCGCGCCGACCATGCCCCGCAATCAACCCGTACCGCTCACCGGTTTTGCGCACCAGCGCGGGGACAGTCCATCCAACATAGAGCATTAACGCCTTAATGTTTTCAATCTGCTCCCGTGGATGTGTGTTGCTGTTTTTGTCGTAATCATCGACAAGCGATAGCGGAATAAATTCGATTTTACTCATTTCTTAAAAAAATCCTTAAACCCTTTCCCGAACACGCCAACACAATTCCCGTTCTTATCGTTTTTCTCCATCCAGTCATTACGAGAATCGTCAACAATATCAAGAATGTCTTCGGCTATTGCGTCTGCACCCAGCTCGCGCGCGTGCGCGATGCGTCCGGCAAAATCACTATCAGCAGCCATCCATTCATAAACCCTCTGCCACCCCGGCATGTGGTTATCTCGACAAATAGACCGAAGCGGCTCCCCATCAGACAGCCGACGAACGATTTCATCTTCGATTTCCGCCGATCTTGCGACCATTATCAATCGACCTTGAACCAAAATTGAGAGGGCATCATGTCATTGCCGCATTCATGCGCAACCGTAAAACCGACCTCGGTCGGGCGAATACCGAGCGGAACGCCCCAGCGAATGCGACCCAAATCAATCACGCCCTCGGGAAATGATGAGTTTGGCGTGTTGTCGTCAATGTATGTCATAGTTGTTTCGTGTATTAACGCGCCATCCTTGTAGTAGCCCGTTTCGCTTTCTGGGATGCGCCGACAATTGCACTGTTTTTTCCCGATAAAATTGGCCTCTACCGCATTCGGCGAAATCTCAAATAGGCCATTAGGCTTGATATAAGTCATCACTGGCTGGCTGCCTGATAACATGCGCGTCACAGTCAGTATGACCAAAATAGCAACCATCGCCGAACACAACAGCTCAATGCTTATATAAATATAATTGCCTATTTTTTTAGCCATCTCTCGAATACCTTTTCCAGTAGTCCTGACATCTGCATACCCGTTAGACCAGTTGCGAACCCCATAGCCTTGCCAACTCCACCCAGTGCTTGATCGGGATTTTTCGGTGTTAGATACTCGATAGCTGTCCATGTCAATACCGGAGCCAGATAAGAGGCTGCAACCGCGCCGACCACGGCAAATAAAAGAATGCGCGTGAGGGTTTCACGCTTGGAAATAGCACGAATCGCGCCGCCTGCCGCGCCTGCCGCTGCATGGCTATCAACAAATTGCTGTATAAAATCGAAAAAATTAAAGTTTGGCATGTTGTTTTCATTGTTGTACCGCGTCCCTTGCGGTTAACCCTTAAGATTTTCGCCCGTTACTGTTACGCCCGCAGATTCCGTAGGCGGCTCTGGCAACTCATAACGCTGCGCAATCTGTGCGAGCGTACTTTCCCGGCTCAAATGCAGCGCATCAATTCGCGTCTTGGATTCGGCCTTTTCGACTGAGACTAATTCCCGCAGTCGTTCAATACGCTGTTCACTGGATTCGTTTTCGGCTTTGATTAGCGCCTCATAATGCGCGGCAATCGTGCTTAAATCCTGCTTGCGCATCTCGTCGAGTAGTGCAAAAAGACTCATTTTTCGTTAGCTCCTGCGGTAATGGCTGGGCGGGGTTTGTTGCGGGTAACGCCTCGGTAAGCCGTGGACAAGCCTAGCGCCCCGAGAATCATATAAACCGACTCGGGAATGTGTATGCCAAACAATTCAGCGGCAGCCAATCCAGCCGTCGTAAACATGATTAAGTGAGTTTTAATACCGGGCAGCCAGTCGAGCGGATTCTTTTTAAACCACGCCGCCTTGACCTGCACTTCAGGCTCACTGATCACAGTAGCGGCTTGGACTTCGACATCCTCGTCAGACGGCGCGACATCGTAGTAATCAATTGGATCAATATCAGGAATGCTTGAGCTGCTAGCCAAATCCAGAGCGGCGTAATACGCCGAGGCATAACTCGCAATTAATTGCGCCTTATCTTGCCCGCCGTTAACTATGTTGCGAGCGCCAATATAATCGCAGCGCTTGCCATCAAAGTAGTCGCTAAGCTTGTAGGGACGGCCATCTAAGCGACGGCGGTAATCACCATCGCGCATCCCTTCCACCAGCAGCCTAGCTCCAATGTCGGCCTGCTCTGCCAGCTCTGGGGAGCTTTCCAAATCAATTCCCAGCTTTTTAGACTGCCGCCGATAGTTCCCCCTCCCCGTAATGCCAACAGGGCCACGACCGCAAAATCGCGCGCCATCACCCTTATTTGCGTTGCCCAACTCCTTGGCCTTGGCAGGACGCTGGCCTTGGATGTCATAAAGCTTTGTAAAATAATCGACCCCGCCCAACTCCTTGTAGTAGAGCCATTGCCCGGCCTCGTGATGACCCGTAGCTAGCACATAAGCCCACGCACCGAGATCATCAATAGCCGCATACTCTAGCTCAGCAAGTACCGCATCAATCCGCTCCACCTGAACTTGCTTTAGCCGCCCCTTGAACAATGAGCGCTTGATGTGATTAAAAAACACAGCCCGATCTAGTCCAGTGCTAGGCATATCTTCGTAACTTTCGACCTGCTCAGGCTCAATAACCGACTCTTCCACATCCTCGATAATGACCCGCGCCGCTTGGCCTTGGATGCGATTACCCCGACTGCGAACGCCTGTTTTTTTGCTATCAGCGATCATAATGATTGGCTCTTGCGCCATGTTTTACCCCTTGCGCTCAGTGTTTTGCAGTTTTTGTCAATTTCGCAATTGACCATCGGGCCAAACCGAATCCCGTTTTGATTATTGGTGTAAACCTCGCAGCCCTTGATTTGGATGCGCTGAAATGCGCCATCTGTGCCCATAATCCCGTCTGCTGTAGCAATCCAAGGATTGATTTCGGCGATAGCTGGAGTGTCGGCATCAGGAAGAAAGAACACGCAATTTTCGATTAAGCCATTAGATAAAACCGGCACGCCATCAAGCTGTTGGGATTTATCGAGCTGCCATAGTTGCAACCCGTCTCTGTGCAATTCCGCATAGTCCCAGACCGCCAGTGAATAGGCAGCCATCACATTGGCAACACGGAAATTGTCACGACACACACGCACAAAATCACCTGAGCACAGCTCTAGTTCAGCGCCGTCTAGCTCAAAATTGACGCATCGGCTGGTAATGCCGTAAT